GCCGCGGAGAAGTCCGCCCGGTTGTTGTCCGTCGCCGCCGGGTCGCAACAGAGGAGGATCCGATGCTCGTCCGGGGTCCAATTCGCGAGCGAGAACCGGGTCGGGTCGCCGAAAATGTCCGCGCCCTTGGGACGTGGCCGTTGCTGGAACAAGCTCGCCCACGAGTAGGGACCGATCGATTCCTCGATCCGCCGTAGCTCCTCGAGCCCGACCTTTTCCGGCCACAGCGCCTCGCCGATCTGCCGCCCCATCGGGTCGTCCTCGTCCTCGCAGATCGCGGGGAGCCGAATGCGCTCGAAGTGATAGCCCTTGAACCGGCCCGCCATCAGCCGCCCGATCAAGTCGTCGTCCGCCCACCGCGTGTGTTGCACGATCACCGATGACTGATCCTCGAGCCGCGTCCAAAAAACGTCGGTGAACCAATCCCACACGAAGTCCTTCGTGAGCGCGCTCTCTGCCTCTTGGCGATCCTTGAGCGGGTCGTCGACGAGCCCGACGCCCGTGATCCCTTGCCCCGTCCACTCGCCGCGTACGCCGCGGAACAGCGCGCCGCCGCCGTAGTCGGTCCGCCACTCGTGCAGGTTCGCCATGTCCTTCGCGAGCTTCACGCCGCCGGCCCGCGCGAGCACGCGCGCGATCCTCGAGCGTGACGCCGCGTAGCCGTCGCCGAACGTAGCGAATCCGTGGGTGAGGCTTGGATCGCGCCAGAGCCGCCACGCGAGCCCGTGGAGCCCGATCGTGGTCTTGCCGTGCCGGGGAGGAAGCTCGACCACCGCGAACACGCGCTCGTGACGCGTCCGTTCCCAGAGGTCCATGATCGGCTGCGCATGCGGCGCGGGGAGGTGTCGCGGGGAGATCCTGCGCTGGAACTGATCGAAGCTCTCGCCGTTGTACTCAGCGTCGAGGAGCTGCGCGAGCCGGTCCGCCTCACGATCCGACCACCCGGTCTCGAAGTAGGTGTCCGGATCCGTGGTCATGCCTGCGCCGGCTTGCGCCCGTAGACCTCCGCCGGGATCTCCACGCCCGGTGACATCACGCGCGCGCCCGGCTCCACGTTCGTCCGCTTGCGGACCGCGATCGCCAGCTCGTCCGGCCTGATCGTCGAGCGCTTGACCTCGATCTCCGCGTCCACGATGTCGGGATCGAGGAACACGAGCGCCTCGAGGATCTCCGCCCGGAGGTCCTGCAGCGCCCCCTGATCGTCCGCCCGGTGCCCGAAGTACGGGGCGATCGCACGCTGCACCACTCCGCCGAGGTCCGGGGACTCGCCTCGAGCGAACGCCCGCGACACGTACACCTCCCAGGGTCTCGGGCAACGCATCACGCGGAGCCCGAGCCCTGGATCGCCCGGCTCGCGCACGAGCGCCAGCGTCCCGCATAGGTGCGCGTCATCGACCAGCATCAGCATCAGCGCATCGTCCGCCGTGAACTTGCCGTCCGCGCACGCTCGGGTCACGCGCTCCTGTAGCTCGTCGCCGTGCGTCCCGCCGCACTCGCGACACATCAGGCATAGGGAAACACTCGCCGGGATTCCACAGCATCGGCATCGGTTCAACATCAGTGCACCACTCCTCGGGGAACCTTGGGAAGTCCGCGGAGAGCCTCCTCGCGACGCTTGAGCAGCGCCGCGATCTCCGCCTCGCGTTGATCCGGCGTCATCGCCTGGACCGCGAGCGTCTGGTTGACGTTGATCGTCTCGGGGACCTGGAGCCCGTCGAGGACCATCAACTGCCGCGCCACGCGCTCGCAATTTCGGAAGTCCGCCGCCTTGTAGCTCTCATGGTAGAGCGCGCGGAGCATCTCTCGATGTTCGTCGCGTCGGTGAGGTCGCTCCTCCGCGTCCTGCATGGCCCACCGCCGCCGAACTTCGGTGATCCACTTCGCCACCGTGTCCGGGCTCGTGCAGTAGCCCGCCTCGATCGCGCGAGACACGATCGTCCGCCGGGGGATCCTCTGAAGGAGGAGATCCTCGACGAATCCGATCGACATTTCGTACACCGCATCCGGTGGCCGCTTTCCTGTGTTGTCCGCCATGCTCCGCCCGCGATTGTATCAGCGGACTCGAGCCGCCGCCGCGTCGATCGCCAGCAGCGCGAGCGCCGCGATCGCCATGGGTAGCCATAGCACCGCTGCAAACAGCACCGCGACGTCGCCGCGAGGTCGCCGCATCGGTGGATTCTCGTCCTCGATCGCCGCGAGCTGCACCGCGAACGCGATCGAGACCATCACGTAGGCCACGAGTCCCGCGATCATCGCGCCGCGTCGATCAGCGCGTCCACGAACGCCCGTAGCTCCTCGAGCCCGACCTTTTCCGGCCACAGGTCCGACCCTTCGACTCGGAAGCCCTCGATCCTGTCGGTGAGGACCGCGAGCACGCGCTTCCGTTGGATCGCCGTGATCTTGCGCCCGCGCGTGAGGTCGAGAGGCTTCGCCCTCCCGGTGAACTCCCACACGAGCGCCGTCCGCCCGGTGATAGTGCATGCGCGTTGCCCGATCTCCCGGATCAGCCCTCGCCCCGCAAGCTCGGTGAACCTCGCGCGCCAGAGGTTGACGTTCGCCGCGACGCCGATCCCGCGCGCGATGATCTCGCCGGAGGTCGCCGGCCCGTAGTCGATCACCGCCTCGAGCGCCCGCGCCTGGTTTCCGAGGAGTGCACCGGACTCGCGCATCACGCGGAGCGCTTCCTTCGACGTCGCCCGGTGAACCGGAGCCCGATCCGCTGCCGTCACGAATCACCCCCGACGTCGAACGCGAGCGCCCGCGGGTTCGCGTGGTTCACGTCGCACGCCGCGCACTCGCCCGGCTCGTAGACGTTGCGGGTCGGATGCGAGTGAACCGCGGGGACGTGCCCGCCCGTCAGCGCCTCCTCTGCGAGCTGCGCGCCCGCCTCGCCGAGCTGCACGAGAGCCGCCGCCTTGCGCTCCGCGCGAAGCTCCGCCGCGAGCTTGGCGCGCGCCTCCGCGGTGACCTCGAGCCGGTCCGCCGCCGGGATCATCTTGTCGCCCGCCTTGCGCTGGAGCACCTCGGTCCCGACGATCCGATAGACCTCCGCCACATTGATCGCGCCCTCGACGTGCCCGATCGCCACGGTCTCGACCGCACACGCGATCGCCTCCGCGAGCTTCTCCACGAGCCCGAGCCGGAACAGATCCGGGTCATCGAGCCCGCGGATCTTCTGCGAGCCCTTGAGGACGTGGTGCGCGAGCGAGCCCGCCGCGAGGATCTGCACGCGAGCCCCGCGCGCGAGGTACGCATCCGCGAGCGCGAGGATCGGACCGATCGATAGCCGGTGAAACGCCGCGAGCTGCCCCGCGTACACGATCACGTCGCCGAGCCCGTCGAGCGCCTCCGCCGCCGTCTCCGCCTCGAACGTTTCGGCCATCTCCTCGATCACGCCGAGCGCCATACGAACGCCGTGGAGCGCGTCGAGCGCCCCGAACCTATCCGCCTGCCACCGGAGGAGCGCTTGCTGCGTATCGTTCGGCTCGCCCGCCAAGAGCCCGACGCGCATATCGTCGAGATCCTCGAACTGCCGCCGCGCGAGCGCGCACGCGTCCGCCTCCGCCGTGCCGATGTCGCCCGCTTTCGCCTCTGATCCTGATGTCGTCATGTCTTTGGCTCCTGTGCCTGTGCCGTGAAGAGTCCGCCCTGCGCCGCGCCCGTCTTTCGGTGCGTCAGGTTCTCGAGTGATCGAATCCGACCACACGAGATCTCGAAATATTCCGCGCTCATCTCGATCCCGGTGAACCGCCGGCCCTCGATCAGCGCCGCGATCGCCGTGGTGCACGCGCCCGCGAACGGATCGAGGATCAGATCGCCGGGGCGAACGATCTTGATCAGCTCGCGCATGATGCTCTCCGGCTTCTCCGTGACGTGCTGCCGGTCCTTCGACGGGACCGAATTCGCGACGAAGTAGCCCGGCATCGCGCCCATGTTGACGTCCGCGCCGCGATCCATTGGCATCGCTCCTTTGGAGCCCCACAATGCGAACTCACACGACGCCGCGAACCGGCCCGGTTGCCGCCGTGCGTTCGGCTTCGCCCACGGCACGATCCCGCGCCACACCCAGCCGCCGCACTGGATCGCGTCGGTCATGCTCGGCAACATCCGCCAGTCGATGCACACGACGAGCGGAGCGCCGTCCACCGCCACGCGCCACGCCTCCGCGAGCCACTGCGAGCACCACGCGACGTAGCTCCGCTGATCTCGCGTGTCGCCGTAGAACTCGGGGTATTCGCTCGCGCTGTCGCTGTTCTGATACTTGTCGCTGACCGCCGCCGTGCGATCGCCCCGGTACTGCCCGCCGCTCGAGTAGGGGGGGTCGGTGACCACCGCGTCGACGGATGCGTCTGGCATCTCCGACAACACGCGGAGCGTGTCGCCCTGGATCAAGCTCCATCCCGGACCCTGATCGCGTAGCAGCGGAGCCCGGACGCCCTCGAGCGCCTCGCCGGTACCGCTCACTCCTCGCCACCTGTCTGGATCGGCTCGGGGAGAGGCTCGCGCGTCGATTCGTCGAACGTGCTGATTTCGATGTCCGCGAGGGAGAGCTTCTCGCCGGTCTTTCGCGCGAGCGCCATCACGTCCCGGATCCCCTTCATTTGCTCGCGCATGTAGAGCGCGCCCGCGTCTCGCTTCCGTGGAGAGAGCCCGGCGAACCACGCGCGGAGCTTCCGGTAGCCCGGGGTCCCGGTGAGCGTCGCCTCGGTTACGTCCATAGCCGCGGAGGGGTTCCTCGAGAGCGCGATCGCGAGCTGCAATCGCGCGAACTCGAGCAGTAGCTTGGCGTGTTCGTATCTCACTCCACCACGTTTATAGTAGTGGAGTGATCACGTCAAGTGTCCGGGGATCCGGCGTGTTTCGCGAGCGAGGCGATATCGCTCAAGAGCCGATGGCGCTGCGCCCGAAGCTCCACGACCTCCGCCGCGAGCACCACGATCGATCGCTCCCGGTCCTGTAGCTCGTTGCGCTCCGCCGTCAGCGCCTCGATCGAGCGCTCCGCCTCCCGGAGGAGCCCGCCGAGCCTGGCGTTGTCCGCCCGTGATGCGTTGAGCCCCTGCTGGAGATCCGCCGCCGTCGCGGACTGGATCGCCGCGCGATACTCGGGGAGCCCCTCGACGTGCACGGACTCCCCCGCCTTCCCGCGAAGGAACGCTACCTCGTCGCATAGTTCAACGAGCGCCGCCGCGATCGCCCGCTCGCCTGCGGTAGAGCCGCCGGAGATCCAGCCGACCATGTCCGCGCGCGTCGCCGGCTTCACGGCTTCACGGCTGGCATCACGTCCGCCGCGTCTGCGATCGCCGCCGCCACCTCGGGCGCATCGGTGATTATGACCGCCTTGGAACGCTCTCCGATCGTGTCGCCATCTTTCCAGGCGAACCTCTCCGGCTCGTCCGCCATCACGCTCGCCTTGCCGATCGCCTGATCCCGGTTCCTCGCTTCCACCTCGAGCACCGCCACGTGCTCGATCGTCCGCGTCAGCGTCACACGGTAGCGCTTCACCATGCACCGCCGATCTCGTGGCGGATCGCCATCGTGAACGCGAGCGCCTTGGAGTAGAGCCCGGCCACGAGCCGCGCGTCCTCGGGGGTCGGGGAGTAGAGCGAGACGCCCCGCTCCGCCAGCTCGCCCCGGAGGTAGACCACGAGATCGAGCGCCTCTTGGTACGCGTCCGCGAGGAAGCTCCGCCCGTTGCCCGGCATGAGCCGGGTCTTGTACTTCTCCGCCCCGAACGCGTCCCGCGCGCGCATGTCGGACACCACGCGCGCGTCGACGCCGAGCGCGATCGCGTCGTTGATCACGAGGTCCCACACCGCCACCTGTGGCGTTACCGGCGGGGTCGGGTCGGGTTGCGGTTTCGTTGCTACGTCGTCGCTCATGTTGCTCCTGTGCTCGGTTCCCATGGGTTTACTCGAACGCGGACACCGTGCCCGCGCTCCGCGGTGATCTTGCTCGCCTCGAGCCGGACCACCTGTTCATCGTCCACATACACGATCCCGGTGAGAGCATCGAGCACGCTCCGGACGAGCTTGTCGATGTCCCGCTGATTCTTGCGCCCCTTCTTCGGTGGGAGCGTGAACTCGAGCGCCACCGCCGCGAATCCGGTGATCATCGTCGGTGCCCGCGTCGGGGTCCGCATCATGGCCATTTTCGCATGCCACCCGACGAGCGCCGCCCATGCGCCTTCCTTCGGGTTGTCCGGGATCAGCCGCCCCATCCCGGGGATCGCCCGCCATGATCCCTTGGATTGCGGAAGTCCCTCGACGATGAACTCGATCACCTGTCGCTCCTCGCCGCGCGCACGATCTCCGCGACGATCGCCGCGAACTCGGGGTTGATCACCATCGCACCCCGCCGCTCGATCATCGCGGGGACGCCGCGATCGTACGCCTCGCGCGGACCGACGATCACGAGCGCGATCCTCATCCGATCGAGCGCCCGCCGCACACGTACGCGCGCGCTCCTGTGGAGCTTCTGCACTCCCGGAGAGCTGCGAGGCTTGCGAGGCTTCACGATGCCACCGCCGGCCCGCGTCGGTTCCACGCCTCGAGCGCCTCGAGCCGGGTCGCGCCGGTTTTCCATGCGCACGCGGTGATCGTCCCGCAGTAGCAGGAGAACACGTGCCACTCCCGCGACGCCGTGAACTCCGATTTTCGCCGCCGGTAGACGGGATCAGCCCCGCAGAACGGACACGGCAGAGGGTTGCCGTGGTTCGCATTCGGAGGAGCCGCCGCCGGAGGAGCCGGAGCCTTTGGCTTCGCGCTCACTTCGCGCCGCCGTCGATCTCGTCGGCCCGCTTGCAGAGCCCCGCCGCGTACGCTCGCGCGTCGTCCGGGGTCCCGAAACAGTAGCCCGCCGCCGGCTCGTAGACCTCGCCCCGTTCGATGTCGAGCCCGGGGAACCCGCACGGCCACTCCGCGCCGAGGATCGCCACAACGGACCGCGCGATCTCGCGACTGACCTCGGCTTGCGCGATCGTGGTCCCGAGCGCCGCCGGCCTGTGCATCGCCGCCCGGCATGCGTCGAGTAGCTCGTCGAGCTTCACGAGAACTCCGGCGCCACGTCCCGCGGACACTCACGGCACGTGCCATTGCGAGGCTCGAACGTGCTCGAGATCTCCACGGAATGCCCGCACGCGAGGTAGAGCTTCCACCGTCCCGGGGTCGGGCTATGCGCCCGGATTACGACGCTGCGCGTTCCTGTCTTGGCCATCCCATCACGTTTACTCCGTTGCTGTGACAAATACCAGCGTCCCGCGCCCTGTTGCGCCCGGTTCCGGAGGTGAGGCATGCTCCCGGTATGGACGAGCGGGATCACCGTAGAAACCGCCCCGCGCCCACCGCGATCCGCGAGGCGATCGCCTCCGGTTCCGCCCCGCGCCCGCCCCGCCTGATCACCTCGAGTGATATCTCCGCCGCCCCCCTGCGCATCGATCCCGACGACGAGCCTTCTGTGCCCGTGAACCTGTCCCAAGCGGACCGCATCGAGCACCGCCAGCGCCAGCACGAGAGCGATCTCCGCGAACTAGCTCGGGGGCTCGGGGATCTCAGGATCGCCCACTCGTCCGAGCTGACCGCCATCCGCCACGAGCACGCCGGGGTCGCCGTCGCCCTTGGATCCCTGGTGAAGCTCGCCGAGCGCTCCGACGCCCGCGAGGTCGCCCGCGAGGAGCGCGAAGCAAACGCCCGCGAGCGCGCCGCCGAGCGTGAAGCCCTTGAGCGCGCCTCCGAACGTGAGAGCGTCGCCGCCGTCGCCGTCCGCAAGTCCACGGGGCGAGAGAAGATCGCCCTCGCGGTGATCGGGGCGATCGTGACGATCGGGACCGCGTTCGCCATCGGTCGCGCCGCCGCCAGTTCGCCGATCCTTCCGCCAGCCGCCGCGCCGATCATGAGGTCGACGCCATGACCGATCACCCGCACGATCACCCGCACCACGGCCCGCAGCACCGCGAGCACACGCGCCTCTTTCTCGACGGTGCCGACGCGACCACCTTCCTCGCTCAGCATCGCGAAATGGTCGACGGCATAGGCAAGGTCTCGAGCCTGATCGAACGCACGATCGCCCCGCAAATGGTCGAGGCACACACGCGCCTCGGCTCGATCGAGCGGAACATCGAGCGATCGCAGATCATCGCGATCGAGGAGCGCGCCGAGGTTGCCCGCCTTGCTCGCCGGGTCGCCGCGATCGAGGACCGCCGCTTCGGTCGGATCATCGCCGCCGTTGCGCTCGTCCTCTGCACCTCCGCCGCCACCGCCGGAGCGTCCTACTACCTATCGGTTCCATCCGGTTCGCGCGATCGCGTTCCAAGCGTAGATCAACGCGTCCGTTAGCTCGCTCGAGCTAATCGGCCTTTGCTGGTATTGCAGGGTCCATTGGACGTCGGCCACGGAGCGATCGATCCCCTCGAACGGACTCGGGCGAACGTGGACCATGCACTCGCGGAACCTGTCGTCCGATCGCGCGTAGGGTTGCCCGCACGTGCAGACGTGGCCCTCCGTCGTGAAAAAGATCGGGGTCGGGTCCCACGGGTTGATCATCCCTCCGCCGCCGGATCGCTCTCGATCTCCTCGATCGGGCTCGTCCCGTACTTCGACACGAACGCCAAGCGCTCTGCCTTGGTCTCGTCCGATCCCGAAGCGAACGCCACCTCCGCGAGCCTCGAGCTTGCGAGCGCCACCGCGTCCGCGCTGAGGTCGCTCCCGGAGAACGAGCGCCCGAGCTTCGTCGCCGCCACGCCGACTGATCCCGAGCCCATGAATGGGTCGACGACAAGCTCGCCCTGCAGCGTGCTCTGCCCGATCAGCACCTCCGAGACCTCGACCGGCTTCTCTGTCGGATAGCCGTTGCGCACGCGCGGACACGTGATCACGTCCGCCGTCCCGAGGTTCGAGAGCTTGCGCTTCCCCTTCTCGAAAAAGAGGATGAACTCGCACCGCGCCCGGTAGTGGTAGCCCATGCCGATCGTGACCTTGTCCCACACGAGAGGCTTCCAGAACTTGAAGCCAGCCGCCTCCGCGATCGGTTTGGCGATGAACATCGTTTCAGCGTCGCAATACATGTAGAGGTGCCGGTCCCGCTTGAGCACGCGAAACAGCTCGCCGAACAGCTCGGGGAATCGCTCGTTGCGCATGATCTCGAACCACGCATTGCTCGAGCCCGCGCTCTGCTTGAGCCGCGTCGTCGTGCCCTTTGCCCGATGCTTCTCGAGGCTCTCGTACGGTGGATCGGTGATCACGAGGTCGACGGACTCCGAGGGAAGCCCGCGGAGCCACTCGAACGCGTCGCCGTGATGCGTCGTGATCACAGGAGGCTCGCTTCCCACCGCCGCCGCCCGTACGCGATCAGGGACTCGCCCGGCGTGAACGCCGCGAACGCCTGATCGAGCCCGAACAGGATCGGGTCGATCTCCATCGTGAGATCCGACACCCATCCACCGCCGCTCGCGCACGCGTGGATCTCTTTCGTCATGCCGCCGGACACACGGGGTCCGGTGAGCGCGATCCCTTCGCACCGCGCCGCGATCGCGCAATCGTCGCGGAGAGCGCGCGCGCCGAACGCGCGATCCTCGTACGGGTAGCCGATCTCGAGGTAGGGAAGCCACGGCAGAACGAACGAGTGATCAGGCTCGCGGTCCATGAGGAACCGGAGCCACCGCCGCACGCGCGCCGGGTTGTTGATGGGATCGGATGCGAGAGGATGAGCGAGGTAGATAACCGCCATAGCTGGAGAGTAAACTACATCGAGCGAAGCTCCGCAAGCGTCGCAAGCGCTTCACGGAGCGTGATCTGATCCTCCGCCCGCATGTAGCCCGCGCCCACGAGCCGCGCCAGCTCGAGCGCCGTCGCGTAGAGGCGATCGCGCTCCGCCACCGCAAGCTCGAGCGCCGCCTGCGCCCGCACCAGAAGCTCCGCGCTCGTAGGCTCCTTCGGTCCTGCGTTCGCCGGGGATCCGCGCCACGGCACCTAGCGCCCCGTCCGCATGCATCCGACCGCGCGACCGTCGGTGCCCTGGATCGGCACCGCGCCGCCCGTGCAGTAGAGCCTCCCGCGCACCTCGGGGTCCGGCTTGTCGTCGTCGCATCCGCCCTTGGAATCGCACACGCGACGCTCCGGGGTGAGCGCGCACGCGAACGCGCCCGACGGTTTGAGCGTGGCCACGTGCCACCCGGACGGGCATCGCGCCGCCGTCGGATGCGTCGCCGCGCACCACGCGAGCGCGACGAAGGATAGAGCCCCGGTGAGTATGATCATTTGAGCGCCTTCTGTGGAAGCATGGAACCGCCGAGGATATCAGCGATCGAGGTAGGTCCGGCGCCGAGCTGTCGCGCCGGGATCGGTGCCGCGATCCGGCCCACCGCGAGATCCTCGCCTTGCTCCGCCGCGAGGCGATCGTAGAGGTCGACGAACCGCGCCCGGTCCGCCGCCTGGTAGCCGCCATCGCAGAGCGTCCGCCACCCGAACGCCTCGACACATCGCGCGATCAGCGGATCGGAGATCTCGAAGTCCGCGCCCGGCGTTCGCATGTAGCCGTAGCGACCGATCAGCCGCCGCACCACGCCCCATGCTTCGCCGCCGTTGTGCTCGCGACCGCGCGAGAGCTTGGAGACCATGGCCCGCAGCTCGCTTACCTTCGGCATCTTGCGCGCCGTAGCGATCAGCCTGACCACCGCCGCGTCCGCGCGCGCGTAGTCGAGATCGATCATCATCCGCGCGTAGAGCGCCCGCGTGTCGCGCTGTTGCTCGTCGGAGAGGAATCGCCACTCGTCCGGGAACGCGGTGATCAGCATCGCGAGGAGCTTCGCCGCCTCCGATTCCTTCACCGTCCAACCATCAGCGCGCACGACTGGCGAGCCTGCTCTTGCGTGAGGCGAGCGCTCCACACGCACGAGGTAGAAGTCCACCCGAGCGCGATCCTGGTGATCGCGATCGTGTCGTGATCGCACGCCTTGTATGCCCGGTCGTGGAGCGCCTCGATCTCCGCGTCCGTGATCGGGGTCCTGGGATGAAGCTTGCCGGCCATCGTTGATCCTTCCATGGGTTTACTCACGTACTACGAATCCGCAGAACCTGCAACGTCTGCCGCGCACGCGCGAGATCCCGCTGAGAAACCCCTCCGGATCCTCCTCCACTCGCCCCGTCGACGCCCAGAACATGCCGACCATGCCGCGATCGGGGTGATACCACTCGCCGGGATCGTCCACGCCCGCGTCCATCGAGCCGAGCGCGCCGCACACCCGGATCGGGATCGGGGTCCGCCCGGTGAACCACACGTCCGGTTGCCGCACCACGATCCGGAGGCGATCGTGCGCGTCGCCATCGCGGAACACCTCGTCCGGTCCGCGCGCGCGCATCACGTAGCCCACTCCGTGACGAAGTAGACCGCCGGGGAGAACAGATCCGACGCCGCCGCGATCGCCAGCTCGCGCCGCACCTCGGGGTCCCGATCGCAGATCTTGCACCGCTCCGCCGTCGGCTTCTGCGCGTACTCCGCGAGCTGGACGATCTGCGATCGCCGGTATCCGCCGAGCCCTTGCACCGTGGTTCGATCCTCACGCCGGAGAGCGTGCCCGCATTGCGAGGCTATCCAGATCGGTGTCCGGTCCCTCGATTCCACATGCCACCGCGGACCGCTCATCGCGCCGCCGCGAGCGCCGCCTGCTCCTCCGCCTCGAGCCGCTCCACGTCCGCGAGCGCCTGCTCCGTTGGGCTCTTGCGCGGAGCCACCCGATCGCGCCCGCGCGCCCGCTGACCTGCGATCGTGTCCCACTTCGACCGCAGGTTGTCTCCGCCCTGGATCACCGATCGCCAGAACGGATCACGGAATACCCAATGGATCGCCCCATCGATCGCGCCCCAAGATTGCTTGTCGATCCTGTGGAGCGCCTCGATCGGCACGGCCCACCGCTCCACGTGTTGCTCCCGCTGCGCGTCCGTCTTTTTGGCGAGCCGCCCATCCGGGGCATTTTGCACCACGTACCCCATGAGCAAGGACGCCAGCGTGAGCGCTTCGTCCGGTAGGATCCTTTTCGGCTTGGCCGATAGCCCCTCGCCTTCGATCCTTGCCCCTTCCTGAGCCCGTGGCGCAACGATCGGCACCCCGTCCGAATGCCTGCCCGGTCCGCCTCCCTCCGTGCGTCCTGAGCCCTCCTGTGCCGTTTCGACAAACATCGAAGTTTGCTGGAACTGCGCCACCTTGTCACGGTTTACAGCCGTCGCATCGGAACGGGATCCCGGACCACGATCTCCCGGAGGCGACGTGTGGACGCTCTGTTCTTCTTCTGATCTTCTTTCTAGATCTACTTCTCTCTCTGGTAACGCCGTAACGTCACGCGTAACGGACCGCGTTACGTCACCGTTACGCCGGTCCCTGAAACGACGTTGACGCTCCGCGTTGGACATCGCCCCGCCACGGTTCCAAGTGTCGTCAAATCCTCGGATTATGAACGTGCCGTCCGTTCGCCGTGCGATGAGCTTCGCCGCGATCGCCGCCTCGAGTCCCGCCGCCGCTTCCGCCTCCGGCATCATGAGAACGTGCGCCATGAAAGCGTGATCTAGATCGCTTTCGGGGATCACGCCCTCCACCTCGTAACGACCGTAACGGATCGCGTTACGCCTGAGAGCGAACAGAAAAACCTCCCGCCCGAGCCGCCCCGCCTTGATCACCTTCGGGTTGAGGTCGAGGTCGCCGGCCACCTTCGCCCACTGCTGCGTCATGCTGCCCTCCGGACCCATGCGCGGGGAGGGATTCCGGTCCCATCCTCGATCCGGACCGCTGTCTCGAGTGACGGGATCCGCCGTCCACATTCGAGATCGGAGATGAGCTGCCCGGTGACCTCGAGCACGCCCGCGAGCACGCGCTGAGAGATCTTCCGGACCGCGCGCCATTCGCGCAACTCTGCCGCGCCCGCGCAAACGGGGCGCCCCTTGTCTGTCATGCGTTCACGATTACACGTGAGCGCATACGCGCGCAAGGGTAACGCGCTCCGTTTACTTACCAGCTACGAATCCCCGAGGACCACGAGCGCGAGATGCGCACGCCCGCCGCGAGCGCGCCGCCGACCGCAGCGACCACCGCGGGATCAGCGCGATCCGGACCGTCGAGCCATCGAACCACACCGCGATCGATCCAACGATCACCACGTGGTCCGCCACGCCTTGAATGTCGCCGCGAAGCGTCCGCCCGTGACGGTCGCCGTCCTCGTCCGCGTCGCCGCCGCCCGCGCTCACTTCGCCGAGGTCGCCGGCTTGCGTCGCTTCCGCGCCTTGCTCTCGCTCCACGACGAGACCGGAACCGCGCCCGCGGAAAGCTCCTCGATCTTGACCGCGAGATCCCGGCCCGGTTTGAAGTAGCCGTTTCGGGCGTTGTAGACGCTCGAAACGCTCACCCCGAGATCTTTCGCGAGCTTCTCCGGTCCCGATCCGCACGTGGCGAGCCAGTCCGCGAACGCGTTCCGGGGCGCGCGCGAAGCTCGGGGTCGCCCACCGGGGCGAGCAACATTCGTGAGTGGCTGGGCTCTCATCTTGACACCTGTTTACCGTGTAACTGTGGACCGCGTCAACGTCGCCGCCCGCCGCCTAGATCGCCGTGAACGTGCCGTCCGCCTCGCGCCGATACCAGACCGAGCGCCCGCGCCACCCGCTCATCGTCGTATGCGCCCACTGGCCCGGATAGTTCCGCGACTCGACGAGCGAGGAGCTTCCGCCGCGGGGTCCGACGATCGTGTAGCAGCCGCGCGCGCCGCACACGACGCGATACGTGGTGCGCCCGAGCTTGATCGGGGGGATCATCGCCACGATCTCTCGAGCCTTCTCCGCCGAGCCCGTTTGCTCGTAGGTGTCATGCGCGACCATCGCGATCGCCTCGAACTCGATCGCGTCCTGCGTCGAGGTCGAGCCGGTGAGCTTGTCGATTTCCTGCCGCGTCGAGAGGTGAAGCATGCGACGTTTGTAGCAGTGCTACAAACCGCCGTCAAGCATCAACCGGCGTGCCCGTACCGGGGTAACGAGTCGAACGATCCAACGCACCGGAAGCCCTCGCGAAGCTCGAAGATACAGCCGCGCGGAAAGTTGAGCGCCGGAGCCTTGCGGGTCGCCGCCTTCCACATCAGCCCCGATCCAGCCTCAACAAACCCGACCGTGTGAA